CCGTAACTCATTCTGCCGCGCCTCCTTCCGCCGGAGCCGTGCCGTCAATACTTGCCGCAGTATAATTGGGGCTGCAGCAAGGCTGTCCGAGCATCTTAAATACCGCTCCGGTAGCGCCTGCGGATACGATGGTGGAATATCGCGTCCTTGTCCGGATGCCGCAGGCGGTTACAGGCGCACAGTTCCGTTTTACCAGCGGATACTGAACTGTCCCCGTGCCAATGGTAATCACCACAGGCGCGTTAATAGTAGTGGCCGCAGGAATAGCCTGCGCAATCACAATGCAGTATTTCTCGCCGCTTTGATAGCTCCCCGCCGGAATATTGACGGTAAGCGTCCCATCCGCAAAGGTAACGGCCTGAGAAATAACAAACCGGTTGCACAGCCTGCATACAGGTTTACATGACATACTTTTTTCCTCCTGATAAAAGAGAGGCGGGCTTTAGCGGCCCGCCTCCCGGAATCTACCCGTTATACGGGGATGATTTTCTGCGTCAAGCTACACAGCCTCCGCAGCCGCTGCTGCAGCCGCCGTTATATCCGTTATAGCCGTTCCCATAGCTTACGCCTACGGGGTTCCCATAGCAGCAATTAGGATTGGGTACCACATATGCGGGAATCGGGCAGTCTCTGCCCAAACGCCGGATAAGCTCCGCAGTCTGTGCCTCCTGATTTGCGGTAAAGAACGCATTCTGCGCACTCTGGGACGCCTGGAATTTTAACGCCTGGTTTTCGTTCTGAAGCGCCTCGATCTTGCTCTGGGTCATAAAGCCCATGATCTCACGGGTTTTGGCGTTATTGCTTTCGATGAGGTCTCTGGTGCTGTTTTGGATGGCGTTCTGGATCGCGCAGGTGTCCGCCGCCATCTGGTATCTCATGTCGCCAAAGGACTGCTGAGTTTTGCAGCAACAGTCGGAAATCGCCTGCTGGAGCCCGTTAAAGCCCATCTGCATGTTGTAGCCGTTTTGACAAATCGCCTTGTCCACGCCGCTGAAGCCGCTCATCATCCCGGAATTAAGGGCATAGGTGGAATCGCAGATCCCCTGCTGGATACCCCGGATTCCATTCTCGATGCCGTTAAGCGCGAAGCCCTCGCTGATGTCTGCGCGGGTGGCAATACCGCCAATATAAGGCACGACGCCTCCACCTCCATTTCCGCCGCCATTGCCAAAGCCGTTGCCGCCCCAGCCAAACAGGAGGGCAAAGACAACGAGAATCCAAATCCATTCTCCGCCGCCCCAGCCCATGCCGCCGCAGTTGTTTTTGTTCTGCCCCTCTACCATCCCGGCAGTGTAAGCAGACATTTCGTCTCCCATGTACATTCTCCTTTGCAATCTATTTGACAATGCCTCCCGGCATGGTCAGTCCCAACTGGTTGAATACGGATTCAAGGCTTACGCCTCTCTCCCTGGCAAGGTTCTGCGCCATGGTCTGAAGCTGCGCGGGAGTTTTCCCCCTGGCATTTTCTAAAAACTGCATGGCCTGCGGATTTCCGCCCGCCATCTGCGCCATGATCTGCATGGGATTCCCGCCTCCCCGAATCATCTGCATAGCTTGGAAAAGATTTATCATTTTGCCTCCTCCCTTGCTGCGCGCTTTGCAGGCGCTGCATAAATGCCGTTGACCTTCTCAGCAAGCTGGTCAAATTCTTCCCTGGTAACATAATCCGTTTTCTTCTGCGTCTCCTGATCGATAGAGTAACGCCGGAACACCGCCGAATAATCCGCTGTGTTTATCTGCTTTGTGTAAATCATCCCATGGGAATAATCCGGAAAGTAAAACACTCGGCCATCCATGGCGATATTTGCTCTTCGTGCGCTCTCCTCGCAGTCTACCGGCCATCCAAGCAAAGACAGAGGCTGCTCCTGGACAGGCGGCATATTTTGCTGCGGATAGCCCGCCCCCACGCCTTGTACCTGCGGCTGAGGCGGCTGGTATGAGTAGGGAGAGGCGGACAGCCCATACTGTGCCGGAGGAGTATAATAATTTCCGTATCCTGCCATTTTGCATGTCTCCTTTTATGCGGTAAACTCTTTTGCGTCTGTCATTAGTGTAACAAATATTAAAAGAACGGTTGTGCATATAAAGTGCTTCAAAAGTGCAGCAAAAAGCCCCCGGTGTTAAAACCGGGGGCTCAACTCAAATATTATATCTTCAAGGCCTCGCAGATTTTTCTCAAAACTTTTCTGTGGATATGCTTTACTCCGCTTTCCGAATAATGCAGCTGATCTCCGATTTGCATCATAGACATGCCGTTAAGGTAGCGCAAATCGCAGACGCGCCGCTCTATATCCGTCAGTTTGATTTTGGATATAAGAGCCTCATACTCGGAAATACTGGCGATATTTTTCAAACAGTATCTAGTCTGCTTGCACTTATCTTCCATCTTACCTCCATAGTTATCCAGAGGCTTTGACCAGTGGGCATTACCCCGCTTTCTTGATTATGCTGTACGCCTTATGGTTCAGGATGTCGCACAGCGCCGCGGCCCGCTCCCAGTCGGAAAAGCTGAACACATCCACCACGAACTTATCTGCGTCCGTATGGACCTCATTGTAGAAGTCCAGCACCCGCAGCGTCTTGGAAAGGGTCTCCGCGTCCTCCCGCTTGGTGAAGTGCTGCACCCGGACGGCGTATTTGTCCGCCGGAGCCATAGCCTTGGCCACTCGATCCTTGAAGGATTCCCAACTCTCAGGGTGCTCCACGTACCACTTGGGGCAGACCTTCCCGGTCACGTCATGGTGACGAATCAGGTCCTTCTGCGGGTCGAGATTATGCCGCCGGCATATGTCTGCGGTGAGCTGTACCAATGCCTCCTCCGTTACGGCGGTAAACTTTCCGGAGGCATCAGGATGGCAGGCCTCGATGCTGATAGAGTAGCTGTTTGCCTCGTTGGTGCAGTAGGAGAACTCATCCTCCGGGATGCACTGAATGATCTCCCCTTTGAGCCCCACCACATAATGGGAGGAGACATACCGGCGGGACGCCTCCGGGAAGGTGGGCATATTGTTGAAATAGTCCCGGTTATTCTGGGCGCTGCTTCCGGGGTTGCCGACATAGTGGATAGCTACCTTTGTCACACGGAAGAGCTTCGTCCCCGGACGGCTGTAGCGGTTTACCGTAAGATACTGCTTGCTGATTTCCATAACCTATTCCTCCTTCTTGTGCTGTTTAAAGAGCTGATTCGCGTAGACGCTGGCTCCAGCGCAGAGAACGCCCTGCGTAATGGCGGTAAATAACGCCATAAGCACTTCCTGCGGTCCAGAAAGCGCAGATGTCGCGCACACCCAGATACAGGCAAGGACAACGGCTACGCCCCCCAGAAGGATGGGGATACGCTTATCCTGGACAATGCTTGTCCGTTTTGCCGCCGCGCCGATGATATAGCATACCGCGACGAGAATCAGGAGCTCCGGTTTGATGTAGTTTGCAATTTCCAATTTCTCTCATTCCTTTCTGAAATTTATACTGGAAGTCCGAGGCGCACTAACAGCAAAGCAAGGAGCGCGCCAACAACTGCCCCAATGATTTGATTTATCACGCCCTCCCATCGCTTCCCAGGCTTTTTTTCAATGATGTCCACTTTCGTTCCTAAAGCAGTCACATCCTTTTTTATCTCCCCCATGGTCTCGCCTTGGTGCTTCTGCTCCGTCGCCATGACCTCAACGGCGGTGGTAAGACGGTTGAGGGTATCCACCTTTTCTTCTATGTCATCCAGCCGGTGAGTATTGCTTTTTTCCCTTTCTTCCAACGCTGTTATCCGGCGTTCCAGGTCTGAGTCGTTCATTATATTCACCTCCTATTCTTCCCAGCCTCCCACAAGCTCCCGGAGCCTGTTCCTCTCGGCGAGGGCTTCTTCCTCCCTGTCCTGCGCGCCTAACTGCTCGAGCATATACGCCTGAGCTTTGATGATTTCTGCCTGCCGGATGCATATATCCGATAATTCCGAAATAAGCTCCGCACTGCTCATTTTTCTTTAAACGCCTCCCCGGTGATCGCTTGATACTCTTCCTCCGTGATTCCCGCCCCCGGCTTTTTCCAATTAAGGACCACCCAGCCTTTGAGAGTGCTTTGGGTAATATAACCCTTCTCCCATTTGGATTTCAGCTTTTCAAACATCTATCTGCCCTCCTGATTCCTGCATGGCCACCGACAGTTCCACATCGGAGATCGCCTGCATGATCGCCTGAGTGACGGGGCTTGTCAATGCAGCATATTCCTCTTTGGTGTACTCTCGCTGGTCATAGACCCACTCTGTTACAGGAGGGGAGTCCTCGCCCATTGAGATTTCTCGCGTCTCCTGCCGGATGTTCTGCCGCTCGTAGACCACAGCGGTACTGCTTGCAGTATCCAGCGCCGGGGGCCTTGTTTTACGGCTGTCGTGTACCTCATGCCATTTTGTCATGCTGATCCGTCCTCGCTTTCTTCCGGTTATTTTTTCTGTCAATGGCGGAAATACGCCGCTTGCAATACTGTACTGATACTTTGGGCTTGATATATCGCAGATAATATCCGTATGTGTTGCTGTGATCGATGTAGCCCATATAGGAGACGATAGCCGCTGCGTCGATGCGCCTGCACCTGTGATTCCGGTTCATGCGGTTTGCCTTGGCTCTGATACGTTTTAAAATGGTTTTGCGCAGCGTGATCCGGTTATTGTGGACAACAAAGCCCAAGCAGTTGATAGCCCGGCCTGTCACCTTCCCAGTCTTGCGGCTGTGTCCCTCAAATCGGTATACTTGCCAATCGCCTTTGAGATTCAGGCGCAGTTTCTCCCGCAGATACCGGTCAATCTCCCGCACTATAGCGTGCAATTCCTTTTTGTTTTTGGCAAAAAGGAACATATTGTCCGCATAGCGCAAGTAATGATCGGGCTTTAAAATCTGGACGATATAATAATCCAACGGCGTCAGCAGGAAGTGAGCAAGCCATGGGCTCGTATAAAATCCCTTGGGCAGTCCAGGCCCTCCCGCATCGATTACGCGGAACAGCAATGCAAGGTAACACTTGTCCCGAATGATCTTTGCGAGCATGGTTTTCAAAATTTCCGTGTCAACTCTATCGTAGAAATGCCGAATATCCAGCTCGGCCACATAAAACTTTTTCCCCTGATATTCGTCCCGCCATCTTTTCACAGCGGCCAGAGCATAGTGGGTGCCTCTCCCCGGGAGTGAGCCGCAGGCATACCGATAGAGCCGATTTGTCACGATAGGGGAAAATTGCCGCATAAGCATATGGTGGATGATCTGCTCGTTGTTCCATCTCGGCTTTTGTATCATCCGCATTTTCTTGTGGCTGCCATCCTGACGTTTTTGCGGCTCATGGTGGGGAGGATCCCATCCCGCCTCGATCTCAAGCCTAATTTTTTCTGCTTCGCCGTCCAGGTTATATAGTGCCCGTCGGACAGACGGTCTGCCGGTCTTATGCTTCGCCGCCTCCCTAATGGACGCCTTGATTTCCTCTGGCTTTACCATGACCGCATACAGGCCGTTATAGCTTTTCAAGAGAAATATTCCTTTCTTATCCCCTCCGCGGCGGTGGGTGATGTCACTTACTGGCCGCGCCTCTTGTCAGGTTAATTTTCAGCAAGCGCTGCGGATGGGCGCTCTTGCGCCCATGCGTAATATTACATACGCGGATGTGGCCGCATTGTTGGGACACGAGACGCCCCGTGAAAGGATAGGATAGCGAGCCGCCGATGTTCCAGTTCGCATCCGAGGCCGTGTTGTTCGCGTTCAGGTACCGCGAGCCGCACAAGGAGGCATCGTTGCAATTACCACCGCGCAGGCAGACCGCAGGAAAACCGGCAAAGCACCGACAGAGCGCGGCACACATCCCCTTTGTTTTTTATCAGAGTCTTTCCGGGGGGTATCCCCCCGGTCCCCCCATTAAGAGGGACTTTCCAAAGAAAGCGAGCCGCCGATGCTCCAGGACGCAACCGAAGCCGTGCAGTTCGCGTTCAGGTACCGCGAGCCGCACAAGGAGGCA